CCTGCGCCATGTCCGGCCCCAACGCTTTCGCGACCGCATCAGACATCAACTTCGTTTCGTTCAAAGCAGCATTCGCCTCGGCGGTAGCTGCGCTCAACGCGTCAGCCATCTGCTTCGTCGCTGACGGGACAGCGACAAGATCATCATGCAAGTCCTGGGCGTCAGACCCCGTGTTAGCAAGCTGATCGCTGATCGCTTTCAGTTCAGCCTTCGCGTTCCCATCGACTGAAACGGTGAGGTTCAGTTTCTCAGCCACTCACCCTCCCTCAACGATCTTCACCACACCACCCAACAGTTCGGCCTCTGCACGGGCAGGGATCGCTTCACGCATCGCGACGACAGCCCGTTTCCATGTCCCCTTCCCCTTCTGGGCGGCCACGTTCGCGTTGACGGTGCGGTACTTGACTTTCGTCTCCCCGGTCTTCTTTGACGTGTACGTACCCGACCTGCGTTGCGCACCCTTGGCGTAGGCCTGGCGGCCATCGTTCAACACGCGCATCTGACCAGCGGAACGCCCGGGCATGAACACCGTGAACTCCGACGCACCCACATTCACGTCCGCCTCGATCTTCGCCGCGTTACCCCAGCCCGACATCGACTGATCAGCCAACGACCCTCGCTCGGCCGGCGTTGACGTCACAGCGGTCGAGACATCAGGCAACGAGTCGGTGCCGATCTTGCGGAGCTTCGCCGACAACTCTGCACCACCCAATGACTGTGACGCCCTGTCGAACCGGGCGGCCATCGGCGTGAACGGATCGATGGGCACTGGGGGGGTCAGCTGGTGAGACGCGCGTAGGTGCCGGTAACAGCGAATCCGACAGTGACACCACCCCTATCACCAACCGAGTTACCGATCGGCGGATAGGTGGCGACATACGCCGCGTACACGTACGACGGGTTCGTCGACCCACGCGCCGAACTCGTCGGCTTGATATCCAGGTAATACAGAGTCCCGGCAAGGAACGCCGCACCGAACACCGCGTCAACGGACGACGCCGCGAAATCCTGGTTGAAATCGATCGACAGATCGGCACCCTTCAACCCGGGCTTCTGCGAGATGAACGCACCATCACCGAACGTGGTGAAGTCCTGCATCGCAACATTCATGTTGATGTTGATCTGCTTGATGTGATCCGAAAAATCGGTCGTCGACGTGATCGTCCCCGATACAGTGGGGTTCGCGGGTCCGGGTGCAGTTCCCGTCCACGCGGTGCCAGCCAAAGTCATCGTGTTTGTGAGCACCAAACTCGCCATGGTAAGACTCTCCTCTTGCTACTGGGTGGATGAAACGAAACTGTGAAACCTGCGGGGCAGTGTTCACGACACGCCCCTCTCTGGTTCGCCAGGCGGCGGCGGGTTCCTTGCCGATTGTTCGCAGGTGAAGGTCGGACGTGGGCGGTTCTGTTCGATGTCATGCGCCCGAAGGCAGCCTCGAAAGATGACGGGTTAGATGACGCCGAACACAACAGTCCAGGTCACAGACCCGGACCCGGTCACATCGACGTTCACACGCAGATGGGTTTCGGAGGAGAACGAACCGGCCACCGATTTCCATTCGGATCCGATCGCAGTGACAGTGGTGAACGTGATCCGATCCGTTGCCGACGAGAACCCGCCGTTGTCGTCCGACTGGACTTTGAACACCACGTTCGTCAACCCCGAGTAGGCGGTCACATGCAACGCCGCGTACAACGACTGCGACGCCGTCGGGCCTGCCATCGCGACAGCGGTGCCGTTCCCGTCGATCGTTGACGCCTGTGCGTACCCGCCAACCTTCGCCTGAGCGACCACCGTGTCATACGACAACCCAAGATCGAACGACCCCAACTCGCCTTTCGTGCCGCCCAACGGATCAAGGGACGACAGAACCCCGCGAGACATGTACGCGGCGTCGCCGGCGGTGACAGTCCCGGTCGGACAGGGGATCGTGGAGATCGGATATTGCGAACCGATCGCGCTGATCGAGTAGGTGGCGTCGAGGGCACCGGCAGCCCAGTCTTGGTTGCCTTTCACCCCAGCCGTACCCGAAATCAGGCCGGGGAGCACACAGGTGTACCCGCCATCAGCGAACGTCGTCGAGTCCTTCATCGCCCTAGTGAGCGGCCCGAAGTCGATGCGATTGCTTTGGGAGGTGAGGTCCAGCTGGCCGACCAGGATCTTGTTGTGCAACGCGACGAACGAACCCATGTCAGCTCCTCGGCTGGTAGACAGTCAGCGCCAACTTGGCGGACCAATACACGACACCATCACCCTGAAACAGGGTTGGTGACTGGGTGATGTCCAACATCGATGACGTTGACACCAGACCACCTAAAGTCGGGTCGGACGCCACCGCGTCAAACACGGATCTTGTTGCCCCGGTGCCGGCGGATAGCAAGGCGTCCATAGCGATCGCTGACGACACCGGGTCGGCGGCGTTTGTGCGGATCTCCAACATCAGGCTCAGCTGGGCAACGCCTTTGGGGCCGAACGTTGTCGCGTACTCGGTCCCCGCTGCGGCGTGGGTGATGAGCACGCACGGGTATTGCTGGGTGTTGTCCGCGGTGATGAACGGCGGGTAGGCGTGCACCGCAGCCGTAGGGGTGATCCCATACCCGTCGATCAGCGTCTTTACCGCTTCTCGAATGGTTTGGATTGCGAGGCCGGCCATCAGCCGAAACCAAACGCTTCCTGTCGGCGCAGGTCGGCGAGTAGTTCTTTGGTGGTGTCAATCATCCCGACGTTCATCCGACGGGCCATCACCAACGTCTTACCATGGACCTTAACTGCTTCGATCGCCTCGCTAGGGGTGGCAGTCCATCCCCACGCGGCGGTGACGGAGATTGACGCCTTGGCAGCGTAGGTGGTGGGCCGCCAAATGTCGTCGAGTAGACGGATCTGCTCGAAGGCGCGAGTGAGGCCGGTCAGATCGATTGCGGTCGGCTCGAGCTGGTAGCGGGTCGAGGTGACTGTGGTGCCGTCGACGGTCACGGAGGACACCGCGTTGCAGTCCGCGATTCGCAGCACATCTGTCCCGGTGGGGACGTAGGTGCGGGCTGTTGATGCCCCTGCAGCCTCGAAGGATCGTTGGCAGTGGGTGTACACGGCACGGTGCGCCGCGGCCAGTGAGGTGGCCCGAAGGGTGGCTTCGGTGGCCCCTAGTTCGTCTTGGATGTAGGTATCGAACTCGCCTGCGGTCACGATCGCCATGGGGTCACCTCAGATCCGTTCAGGGGTGCGCCACCACGCGACATGCATGACACATGCGAGGGGAAGCCAGGCGGTTGGGATGGTGTGCACCGCAGCGACCGCGAGGGCTGGGCCAGCGGCGTGCTGATACAGGCGAACCGTGTCAGTCGCCACGAGCAGTTGCAGGTATGCGACCGCGAGGACCGCGACGAGCAGCCAGGTTGGGTGGTGTAGGGCGGCAAGACAGGCACCCCATGGGGCGACCATCAGCCAACCGTCACGCCACCGACCCTGATGGGCTTGCAGCGCGCTACGGATCGGGTGCTTCGCGATCTGGTCGAACTGTGGGCCGAGCGGGTCGGGGCCAGGTTTGTTGAACAGCGACACCAGAGCGGGAACGGCAAGGGCGAGCAGCGGCCAAGGGGACCAGAGCCAGAGAGCGGCGAAGACCGGTGCGGTTTCCTTCCCCCCGGCAGCCACAGCGAACACTGCCAGCCCTGCTACCGGGTGGATGGTGTACAACCAGCAACCAACCAGGGTGAGTGCCGTTGTTGGTAGGTCAACACCTACGGGTATGGTTGCGGTAGGGCCGAGAAAGCCGGGGAGGGCAACGAGCAGAACGGCGCCCGCTGTTGCGACCAGGATCGAATCGCCTGTGGTATGACGCCATAGGACGAACCCGGCAGCGGCCGCCGGCCAGGATGTGAGCCAGAGCGCCCACCATCGGCCTGCGGAGGTCCCGCAGATGAGCGGGAACAGTCGGCGAAGATGGAACGGGCGGGACACGCTCAGCCCTTCAGCGAGAGCGATGTAGCGGGCCGCGTCAGGCCCACCGCGCAGGGGTGGGATACGCACTGGTTACAGGGCGAGTCCGGCCGCTTGCATGTCGTCAATGATCTGCGTGACCACCTTCTTGATCGCCAGGACATCGGCAGCCAACGCGTTACACGCAACCGGGAGAGCGTCCGCCTGCGCCTGCGTCGCATACCCGTAAGGGGTTGTCTGTGTCGATGCGTCCGTAGCAACCGCAGAGACCGTGGCAGCCGGCACCGTTGTCGCCGCGGTCGAATACGTTTGTGTGTAGGTCGTCGGAGTCGAGGCGATATCGGCACGATCGGCGAGTAGCGCGGCCACCACCGCTGGGGTTGCGAGCGGGTTGGCTTTCACGGTGTGCGGCACCCCGGACAAGGGGACCACTTCGCCACAGATTTCGATACCGGCGAACTTGATCGACACCGTGTATGAACCGTTCGCGGTGATAAAGAAATCGGTCAGCACAGAAATGGCAAGCGGCAGCGAATGTGTGCTGGCACCACCCGACGCGGTGTAACAGGTGATCGACGTCCCGTAGCTGTCCTTAATGTCGACCGTGACCGAAACCCCTTGCGGATCAACGGTCAGTTTGTTGGGGGTTGCGGGCATCATGCCTCCTGAAGTGCGAGTGCGGCTTGTTGGCGGTCGAAGTATTCCTCGTCAAGGAACACAGACCCTTTGTCATGTGTCGTCCTTACCCCTGTATGCACGAACAGTGGAAGATCAGCGCCGGCGACACGGATACAGAATGACAGATCCTCCGAGAATGTGGTGCCTTTCGGATGGGTGACAGGGGTGAACCAGTTGTCGCCGTAGCGGGTACGGATCTTCTCGAATACCGTCCGGTGGATCAGCAGACATGCGCCACCGGTTGCGGCGCATTCCACCAGCTGGTCGCGCGGGTAGTCGAACTGGGGGACCACTCCCACCTTGTCGTCCTGGTCGTACCAGCGGTAGATCGTCGGCTGGCACCGGTAACGGATGCCACCAAAGGAGGCTTTGCCGTCCGTTTTTTGGGCGAACGCCAACCCGCCAACCACGGGCCGCAAGATCGGGTCAGCCGCAGCAATGAGCCGTTCGACGGTGTCCGGCGCGAAACCCATATCCGAATCGACCATGAACAACCACTCCGCTTGCGATTCGTCACACATCACCCGGGCCAACTGGTTGCGACCGTCAACGATCCCCCCAGACCCACAGTTCTTGCCGAGCTGGCCGAAGTCGTGAGACACGATCCGCTGCGCCCCGGTCGCATCAAAGAACAACAGCTCTTTGAGAGATTCGGCGAAACATGCTTGGTAGTACCCGGGATGCAGAAACCCGACTGTGACCGCACCCGGGATCACCGGTTACGCCGCTCGCCAGGAACGGCGGTCGCCTGCTCCACCCTCATCGAACGAACTCGGGGGGTGGCATCCGATTCGCTGTCCGTCTGGAACGCCCACCGATGAGCCTTCACGATCGGATCGGTGTCCTCGTACTCCTCGCCGGGGAGTAGGGCAACTTGCCCGCCGGTTGATGCGTCGAACACTGTCGCACGAACATCAGACTTGACACGAACTATGGACATCAGGTTTCTCGCTTTCGCAGGGGTAGCAGGGGTGCACATGGGCGCCCGCCTTACCCCTGCGGAGGAGGCGGGCGCCCATGCGTCTTTCGTCGCCTAACGAGTCAGGCGGATGTCTTGGTCCATCCCTCTAGGGGGATAAGAACATCGGCTCAGGCCGATGTCTTATCTTGGAGCAACCGGAACGCGAGCACGTTGG